CAGCTTCACGGGCACCGACGTGACGATCAAGGTGCAGTCGTCCGCTGACAACGGATCCACGGACGCCTACGCCGACGTCACGGGCGGCGGGTTCACGCAGGTGACGTCCGGGCCGACGGTGGAGCGGATCGCGACGTCGAGTTCGCTGGAGATCGAACGCTATCTGCGGGTGGTGACGACGACGTCCGGCGGGTTCTCCAGTCTCGTGTTCGCCGTGGTGGCGGTCGTCAACGAAACGGCGGTGGCCTTCTGATGATGCAGCGTCCCGTGAACCGGATCGAGCCGGGCATGCCGGTGCAGGCGTACCAGACGTACTCGATCACCAGCCCTCAGGACACCACGGTGAAGGCGGCATGCGAGCAGGTGGGCTGCCCGCAGTGGCGGAACGGCTGGGAATCCGTGATCGACGAGGGCACGGACCTCGGCAAGTCGCAGGCCGCGTACATCCGCACCCGGTCGGGGCGCACGTTCCGCGAGATGAAGACCGAGGCCGGGCTGACCGTGTTCCGGTTCGAGTCCGGGCAGCGCTGCTTTGCCGAGCACAAGACGCGGCCGGAGATCTACGCGGTACGGGATGGGGACTGGCGGGGCAACCCGACCGGCCGGAAGCGGCAGCACACGCGTGCCGCGGACTGGGTTGAGGACTTCGGCGAGCACCAGCTCCGTCTCGTCGACCAGCAGAAGGAGGGCTAGGCCATGGCCAAGGAGAGCGGGCTCGGTTGGACCACGTGCAGCGTCGACGACAGCGGCGGCAGCGCGAGGGCCATCAAGAACGACATCACCAACTTGCAGTTCGCTACCCCGCGTGGCGTGCAGGACATCACCGGTATCGACAAGAGCGCATACGAGCGGCTGCTGCTGCTCGCAGACTTCAGCCTGACACTGAACGGCGTCTTCAACGACGCCGCGAACCAGTCCCACGACGTGTTCAAGACCGTGACGAGCACCAGCGTGGCCCGCACCGTGACGCTCACCGTGTCCGGCCAGACCCTCGCGAACGAGTGCCTGTTCACCGACTACCCCCTCACGCGCGCGGACTCGGGCGAGCTCACCTTCGCGGTGCCCGGCGTGCTCGCTGACGGCACCGTCCCGACCTGGGCCTGAGAGGCGCTCCATGGGCTACCGCAAAAAGAACAAGAACGTGGTCCTCAAGTTCGCAGAGGACCACGACCTCTACGGCCTCGAAGTCCGACTGCGCGGCATGAATATTGGGGAGTACCTCGCCTTCACCGGCTACGACGGCGGAGACGGCGAGACCGTCGCCGGACTCATCAAACGGTTTGGCGAGCACCTCATGTCCTGGAACCTCGAAGAAGAAGACGGCTCCGATGTGCCAGCCACGCCGGAGGCCGTCGGCGCACAGGACCACGAGCTGATCCTGGCACTCGCGAACGCGTGGACGGACGCACTGGCGGGGGTGCATAAGGCAGACCCTTTGCAGGAGAGCTCGCCCTCTGGCGGGCCATCCCCGGAGGTCTCCATTCCGATGGAACCGCTGTCCGAGAACCTCGCGAGCTGAAACAGGCGCGGTGGGTGCTCGGGCTGTGCGAACGGTTCGGGTGCCTGCCCAGCCAGTTGTACGAGGAGGACGCCGACCTCCTCCGGCTTCTGGCACTCGAAGAGCTCGGCGGCGGCGCCAACACCGGGGAGGAGGGGATGAGCGATGTCTGACGACGTGACAATCACGGTCCGCGTCAATGATCAGACCGGGTCCGGGTTCCGGGACGTCAACGGCAGGCTCCGCGACATGCAGGGCCGGTTCGCGACCGCAAGCGGCGACATGCAGCGCTCCGGCTCCGCGATCTCCAAGGCCCTGGTCGACGTCAAGGCGAGCCTGATGTCTCTCGCTCCGGCGGCGGTGCCGGTGGCGGCGGCGATGGCGCCGATCGCTTTGCAGGCCGGTGCGGCGGGGCTGGCGGTGGCCGCTTTCGGCGCGGCGGTGAAGCCGCAGATCGCGAACCTCAAGGAGGCTTCGGACGCGCAGGACAAGTACTCGGACGCGGTCCGTAAGTACGGTGAGCATTCGCAGCAGGCGGTGGCCGCGCAGCGGGAGTCTCAGCAGGTGCTGGCGTCGATGCCGAAGGCGACGCGGCAGGCGGCGGTCGCCTATTCGACCCTGCGGGAGCAGTTCGAGGATTTCTCCGACTCGACAGCCAAGTTCACGATGGCCCCGGTCGAGAAGAGTTTTGCCGTCCTCGGCCAGGTGATCCCGCGGCTGACGCCGATGGTGAAGGGCGCATCGACTCAACTGGACCGGCTGGTCACGGTGGCTGGCGGTGCGGTCAACACGTCGGCGTTCGATGCGCTGTCGCAGAAGGTGGCCGACTTCTCCAACAACGCGTTGAAGGGTGCGACGGACCGGGCAATCCACTTCGTGCGGGTTATGGCCGAGGGCGACATGCACGGGCCGATGGCGCAGTTCTTCGACTACGCCCGCGAGCAGGGCCCTGCCGTCAAGGAGCTGCTGGGCAACGTCGCGAAGGCCGCGGGCAACCTGGCGCAGGGCGCGGCGGAGGCCGGGCCGGGGCTGCTGTCGATCGTGAACGCGCTGGCGAAGATGGCGGCTGCGGTGCCGCCGGAGCTGATCGGCAACCTGATGCAGATGTACGCCGCGTTCAAGCTGGTCACGCTGGCGGGTGCGGGGATCAGTGCGGCGGCAGGCGGGGTGGCCGCGTTGGCGACGCGGCTTGCTGCGTTGCAGGCGGCGTCGGTGGCGGCCGGCGGTGGGCTGGCCGGGCTGCGGGCGGCGTTTATGTCGCTGGGGACGGCGGCGAAGGCCACGGTGGTGGTGGCGGCGATCTCGGCGCTGGTCGTGGTGTTGTCGAAGTTGTCGTCGATGGGTAAGCAGGCGCCGCCGGACGTGGACCGGATGACGACGTCGCTGGCGAATCTCGGCCGGACGGGCAAGGTCAGTGGGGAAGCGCTGCGCTCGTATGGCAAGGACCTCGGCGGCCTGGGCGAGAGCCTGCGCACGCTGTCCCGGCCGTCCAACTTGGACAAGACGCAGCAGGTCCTCACGTCGCTGGTTGGCATGGACTCCACACCGGTTAAGGCGGCGAAGGAGGATTTCGAAGCCCTCGACCAGGGGCTTACGAACCTGGTCAAGGGCGGCAAGGCCGATCTTGCTGCGTCGGCTCTTGAGAGCACGATCAAGAGTTTGAAGAAGCAGGGCTTCACTGCGGAGGAGGTCCGTTCCCAGCTCGACAGCTACAAGTCCGCGCTGGCGGATCAGGCGCTGGAACAAAAACTTGCTGCCGAGAGCATGGGCCTGTTCGGGAGGGCGGCGCAGGACACGCAGACGAAGCTGGAGGCGCAGAAGCAGTCTGCGGACGGGTTGAGGCAGTCGATTGAGGCGCTGAACGACGCGAACCGGAACGCGCTCGGCGGGATGATCGGTTTCGAGGCGAGCATCGACGCCGCGGCGAAGGCTGCGGCGGAGAACGCGGGTTCGCTGCGCATGATCAATGGGCAGCTCGACGTCAACTCGCCTAAGGCGCAGGCTGCGGCGACCGCTCTCAATGACCTTGCTTCGAAGACGAAGGATGCCGCGCTCTCGGCGCGGGAGTCGGGCGCTTCGTGGGAGACGGTCAACGGGATCTATGAGCGGGGTCGGAAGACGTTCATCGACACGGCGATGGCGATGGGCTTGTCGCGGGCGGAGGCGTCGCAGCTGGCGAAGACTCTCGGTTCGATTCCGGCGGAGACGACGTCGAAGGTCACGATGCGGACGGAGGATGCGGTCTCCGGCCTCAACTCGGTGATCTCGGCCATGAAGCGGACACCGAACGCGAAGAGCGTGACGGTGAAGGCGCTCACGTCGGATGCGATCTCGCTGCTGCGTGACCTCGGGCTGAAAGTGACGCGTCTTCCCGACGGCCGCATCAAGGTCAGCGCAAACGGCCAGGCCGCGAAAAACGTCATCGCGGACGTGAAGCGGGCGCGAGACGGCCTGAAAGACAAGACCATCACGCTGTCGGCGCGCGACCGGGCGAGCGCTGCCGCGCGCGCGATCCAGCAGGCGATCGCAGCGCTGCACTCGAAGACGGTAACGATCACCACGGTACGGGCGACGATCGCCAAGTACTCCACCGACACCCGCCCGACCACCGGCCAGGGCGGTGTGTCGAAGTACGCGACCGGCGGCCCCATCACCGGCGGCTCCGGCACTCAGGATGATGTGCCCATCCTCGCTATGGGCGGCGAATTCATGGTGTCGAAGGGCCCAGCGAAGAAGCACCGGGCTCTGCTGGAGGCCATCAACGAGGACCGGCTCCCGAAGTTCGCCAAGGGCGGCAAGGTCACCAAGGCACAGAAGGCCGCGCAGGCGCTGGCCGAATCGGAGAAGCAGCCCCGCAACACGCTGCGGGACCAGTTCGGCATCAGCCACTACGGCAAGATGGCCGGGTATCAGCGGACGCCGTTTGAGAAGGCGCTCGGCGCACCCTCGGATCTGGGATCGCTGGTTTCGTCGCTGAACCAGGCGCGCGGCAACATCAAGGGCGCCACGCACGGCAGCACAGAGTCGCGGCTGCTGCGCGCGCTGGACTCCGCCGGGCGGGGCCTGATCAAGAATGAGAAGGCCCTGTCGAAGGTCAACGACCAGCTGGACAAGGCGAAGACGAAGCTGTCCGACCTGAAGTCGGCGGCGGCGCAGCTCTCCGACAGCGTGAAATCCAACGTCCTCTCCTCGGCGAACATCACCCGCGGCGCCGGCGGCGACAAGCCGGTCACGGTCTCCTCCATCATGGGCGGCCTGGTGCAGTCGCGGGACAAGGCGACCGCGTTCGCTGACGCGCTGAAGCGGCTGGGCAGCCGGGGTCTGTCGAAGGATCTGCTGCGGCAGGTCGCCGAGTCCGGCATCGAGGGCGGTGGGCTGGAGACGGCGGGCGCGCTGCTGGGGGCGTCGGGGTCGGAGATCGGCTCGATCAACAGCCTTCAGGGCCAGATCGGGTCGGCGGCAAAGGCGGCCGGGAAGACCACGGCAGACGCCTTGTACGCGAGCCAGATCAAGGCGCAGGAGAAGCTCGTCAAGAGCTTGGCGTCCCAGCAGGCGCGGCTGGAGAAGGCGATGGACCGGCTCGCGAAGGCGATCGAGAAGAGCATCTCGCGGGCGATTGGGAAGAAGGCGTCGGGCGGGATCGTGGGCGCTGCGGCGGCTGGCGGGATCCGCGGGGGTTTGACGTGGGTGGGTGAGCAGGGCCCGGAGCTGCTGGCGTTGCCGGTCGGGTCGCGGGTGCACTCGAATCCGGACTCGCGCCGCATGGCCGCAGGCGGCGGCAGCGTTCAGCCGATCGTCATCCATCAGACGATCACCCTCGACGGCCGGGTCCTCGCGCAACAGATCTACGACCCGCTACGTGGAGTGAT